GATGAGGGTGTAAGAAAGTATTTAGCTGATACTCAAAAAACAATGGCAAGGAACGAGGAGCTAGAAGAGTTTAGCCGTAAAGACAGAGAAGATCGTGAACGTGCAGCAATGTTAGCAGCACAAAATCAACCCGTTGACCCATGTCCAGAAGGCTATCGTCTAGATCCAGTGTCCAAGGTCTGTGTACCAACGGACGATGCTACAGAGCCAGATAACATTACACCACGAACCTATGACACAATGACAAGACCAGAGCCAAACTATACACCTGCAACAAATTTTAATCTACCAGCTATTACGCTGCCAGATATACTTATGGGTAACTAAGCTATGTTTATGGTACGACCTGGTCAAGATTATCCTCCCATGAATCCATTAGGACAGCCTGTTCAAGGACTTGAAGCTATATTGATGCCGTTACAGGGTATTCAAGGTCCTTTGCAACAGATTGTTGATGAGATGCCAGGTCAGATAAATTCTTATGTAGATGAAGAAATACAAAGGCGAATGGATGATATGAAAACCACTCCATCACCGACACCGACACCAACAGATCCATATGAACCAGGAGGTCCATTAGGTCCACCGCAAAATCCTTTTCAAGATCCCTCTCCATTTCCTATGCCAAGACCATTTCCAGGTATAGGTGGTGGCCGCCCTTTTCCTTTTCCTATGCCAAGACCAGGAGGATTAGGATTTGCAGACGGATTACCAAAATTTTTACTTGACAGACTTAGAGGAAGGCAAAGAATGGGTCAAGGATCATATCAAATACCAAGACCCATAGCAGGTTTACCGAGTATATTTGGCTGATGACAAAATCCATATCAAAGATTGCCACGGACATAGAACTATCGCACGATAGGACATTGACCCAGAGACAACGGTCCTTTGCCCAATATTTTGTGGAGGGGATTTACAGTAATGCTGAATGTGCACGAAAAGCGGGTTACTCTGAGAAAGTATCATGGAAACAGGCTTCTGTGCTGTTGAACGGAAGGGACTTTCCGCATGTTGTTGAGTATGTTCAAGAACTGCGTGAGGAGCGTGAGCGTAAATATGGTGTCACAGTATTAGGACAGATGAAGCGTTTACATGATTTATCCCGTGGTGCGGAGGATGCAAATCAGTTTTCTGCTGCCATCAATGCCGAGAAGTTAAGAAGTAGCTTGGGTGGATTGGTCACGGACAGAAGGGAGCAGATCAATGTTATGGATTCGATGTCTAGAGAAGAGATACTAAATAAGCTTGACAAGTTAAAGAAACAATATCCTCAAGCATTTGAGGGTGAGTATAAAATCGTAGAAGATGAATCTTGATACAGTTCCAGAGGAAACCCTTAAAGAGATTTTGGCTCTCAAGCAGGCAGAAATTAGACTGGTTGTTAGGGATAAAGCGAAATCAGATTTCATGGCGTTTGCACATCATGTATATGAGAATTTTATTGAAGGTAAGCATCATAAGATTATTGCGGAGAAGCTGGAACGCATTGCGAAGGGTGAACTCAAAAGACTGATTGTTAATATGCCTCCAAGGCATAGTAAGTCTGAACTGGCATCTTATCTCATGCCTGCATGGTTTCTTGGAAGGAACCCTAAACTAAAAATTATCCAGGCAACACACAACACGGAACTGGCGGTAAGGTTTGGTCGTAAGGTGAGGGACTTGATCGATGATCCACATTACAAGGATGTATTTCCGAAGACTGATTTGAAAGCAGACAGTAAGGCAGCTGGTCGTTGGGAGACGAGCGAGGGTGGTGAATACTTTGCGGCAGGCGTTGGTGCAGCGGTCACTGGTCGTGGTGCAGATTTATTTATTATTGACGATCCGCACTCGGAACAAGATGCACTGTCCGAGATGGCATTTGACAATGCATATGAGTGGTACACCTCTGGACCTAGACAGCGTTTACAGCCAGGTGGTGCGATAATTGTTGTGATGACGAGATGGGGTTTGAAGGATTTGACGGGTAGACTGATCAAGGCACAAGGCTCCGACATTATGTCTGATGAATGGGAGATTGTAGAGTTCCCGGCAATACTGCCTTCTGACAAGCCACTTTGGCCGCAGTTCTGGGAGAAAGATGATTTGTTAAAGGTCAAAGCATCTTTGCCCTTGGCTAAATGGAATGCACAGTGGCAACAGAACCCGACAGCAGAAGAAGGTGCGATTGTTAAAAAAGAATGGTGGAATATGTGGGAGAAGAAAGATATTCCAGATTTAAGTTACATCATACAAAGTTATGATACAGCGTTCAGTAAGAAAGAAAGTGCTGACTATTCAGCTATAACAACATGGGGGATATTTCAGCCAGAAGAAGGTGGAGCCGATCATATTGTATTGTTAGATGCACAAAGAGGGCGTTGGAATTTTCCAGAACTCAAGATGACAGCGTTGGAGGAGTATAATTACTGGGAGCCAGATATGGTAATTGTCGAGGCAAAAGCCACTGGTACTCCGTTGACAGATGAATTAAGAAGGACAGGTATTCCAGTTTTGAACTATACACCGAGCAAAGGTCGTGATAAGGTATCTCGTATGCACATGGTTGCACCATTGTTTGAGGCAGGTATGGTTTGGGCACCTGAGAAAAGTTTCTCAGAGGAAGTGATTGAAGAATGTGCAGCATTTCCTCATGGTGACTATGATGATTATGTTGACAGCATGACAATGGCTTTGATACGTTTTCGTCAAGGAGGTTTTATATCTCTTGATGGCGAAGAAGATGAAGATGAATGGTATCCAAGGAAGAAGGAGTATTACTGATGAGTGAAGATGGACCATACAAAAGTAAAAAACTTAATGCCTTGGTACGAGAAGGAAAAGGCAGAATTGGTAAAATTAAAAGTAGAGCAACTGAGTTTGGACCCGAATCATTAAATGAGGAAGATTATGAAATATGGACAATATTTAACGAAGAGATGAGAGGTCCAGAACTTGTTAAAGGTGCAAAAGGCGGATTGGTCAGACAATTTAAAGGTGGTGGAAAAGTGAGGATATTCTAATGGCAGAGATACCTATCGGACCTGGAGGTCCAGAGGAAGAAGAACTTCCTCCAGTAGAAATGGAGATTGCATCACCAGAAGAATTTGCGGGTGGCGTTGATATTACGGAAGATGGAAAAGGTGGTGCTATCCTTGAAGCTTTGATGGGTGGCGAAGGCATGGAAGTCGAAACCGAAGTCTATGACCACAATGCTAATCTGGCAGAGGTTCTAGATGATACCATTTTAGGTGAGATGTCCAGTGACCTTAGAGGATTGTACGAAGAAGACAGTGACACAAGAGCAGAGTGGGAAGAAGGATATGTCAAAGGTCTGGATTTACTGGGTGTAAAGTATGAAGAGAGAACACAGCCATTTGCTGGTGCATCTGGTGTAACACATCCCTTAATTGCAGAATCAGTAACTCAGTTCCAGGCACAATGCTACAAGGAACTTTTACCCGCAGGCGGTCCAGTAAAAACACAGATTTTAGGAATGAAAGACCAGGCACGGGAGGAACAGGCAACTCGTGTCAAGGACTTTATGAACTACCAGATTACAGAAGTTATGGAGGAGTTTGATACTGACACAGATCAAATGCTTTTCTATTTGCCGTTATCTGGTTCTACCTTTAAGAAAGTTTATTATGATCCGTTGAAACAACGTGCAGTAGCTATGTTTGTACCAGCTGAAGATATGGTCATTCCATATTCAGCCTCGGACATTGCAACATCGAGCCGTGTAACACATGTGCTGCGAATGGATGAGAATCAAGTTAGAAAACTGCAAGTTGCTGGTGAGTATAGAGATATTGAATTATCTGAGTCTTATGATGATTCAGATGGTTCTATTAAAGAAAAGATAAGAGAACTCGATGGATCAGATAAATCTCATGCTGATGATATTTATACAATTCTTGAGATGCATGTTGATCTTGATATTGAGGGATTTGAAGACACTGATCAGATGGGCGAACCAACTGGTATAAAACTGCCGTACATTGTAACACTTGATAAGGGCAGTGGTGAAATTTTATCCATAAGAAGAAACTACGCTGTCAACGATCCTTTAAAAAGGAAGATACAGTATTTTGTGCACTATAAGTTTCTTCCAGGACTAGGGTTCTATGGATTTGGTCTGATACATATGATTGGCGGCCTGGGGAGGGCAGCTACAAGTATTTTGAGACAGTTAATTGATTCTGGAACCCTAGCAAATCTACCTGCTGGTTTTAAGGCGAGGGGATTGAGAATAAGAAATGATGATGAACCTCTCAACCCAGGCGAGTTTAGGGACATTGACGCACCTGGCGGTGATATCAGAAGTTCAATTATTCCTCTTCCATTTAAAGAGCCATCTGGAACACTAGCACAACTCTTGGGGTCATTAATTGATGCTGGTCGGAGATTTGTTTCTATTGCTGACCAGCAGGTAGGACAAAACATGGGCAAAGAAATGCCTGTTGGTACAACAGTAGCATTACTAGAACGTGGCATGAAAGTTATGTCTGCCATTCACAAACGGCTACACTATGCTCAAAAGCAAGAGTTTAGATTACTATCCAGAATATTAGCAGAAAACCTTCCACCAGAATATCCATATGATGTTAGTGGTGGAGACAGACAGATTAAGCAGTCAGATTTTGATGGACGTGTTGATGTTATTCCAGTATCTGATCCAAACATATTTTCTATGGCACAAAGGGTGACATTGGCACAGACACAGTTGCAATTAGCACAGTCAAATCCACAAGTACACAATTTGTACCAAGCATATAGAAGAATGTATCTTGCTTTGGAGGTGCAGAATATAGATGAGGTTCTCCCTCCTCCACCACAACCTCAACCATTAGATCCTGCGATTGAAAATGCAAGGGCATTGATGGGTGAGTTGTTACAGGCATTTCCAGAGCAAGATCATGACTCACATGTTAGTATGCATGTTTCGTTTATGAAACTACCCGTTGTCCAAACTTCGCCACAAGTTTATGGTGTATTTATATCACATGTTATGGAACATATTTCATTAAAGGCAAGGGCAATGGCACAACAGGAAATACAACAAATGCAAATGCAGGGTATGCCTATCGATCAAGCATCAATGGATATAAAAATATCACAGATTGAGTTAGAGTTAACAAATGCAATGATACCAAACTTGATGCCTCCACCACCAGGTCCAGATCCTCTTGTTCAGATCAGACAACAAGAACTTGCAATTAAACAACAGCAAGAGCAGAATAAAACACAGACAGATGCAGCAAGACTTGATATTGAAAGACAAAGGCTACAACAACAAGCTGTTACTGACTCTGCAAGGTTAGAACTACAAGAAGATATTGCCGAAGAAAGGAATGAGGTAAACAGAGAGCGTATTGCCGCTCAATCTGCTAAAAGACAATGATAGACCCGATTACACTAGGTGCGGCAGTTAGCACCGCTACGACTTGTTATAAAACTTTCGTATCTATGGTGCAGTCGGGCAAAGAACTTGAAGACTGTACGGCTACCTTGGGTAAATGGATGGGTGCTGTTTCTGATATTGACAATATTCACAAGAACTCAAATAACCCTTCAACATTTGATAAATTATTTAACGGCTCTGTCCAAGAAGTTGCAATGGAAAGTTTTGCAGCTAAAAAGAAAATTCAAAAGCAACGTGAAGACCTTAAAAATTGGTTAGTTGGTCACTATGGATTACAGGCTTACGAAGAGTTACTCCGTGAAGAAGGTAGAATTAGACGGCAAAGGCAGGAAGCTGTGTATGCTCGTGAAGAACAAAAACGTATGATACGAGACTATACTATTATGGGCATTGCTGTTTTAGTTGGCACAAGTGCTGTTGCCTGGATGGTCTGGTTGATTACTATGGAAGTTGGTTGATGATTATGCTGTATAATTTTTTATATTATTTTTTGATATTTTTTTGCATAGTATCGTTTTTAATTGTTGTTGCAATAGCTAGAGAAAAAGGAATAACCACTTGTCGATTAGCGAAACAACTATTAGAAGATAAAACAAGAGTTTGTGTTTACGTTGGAGCGAATTACACGCA